TTGTCAATGGATATACATCCTCTCTAACCCTACCCTCCCTAACATGTTAAAGATTGGGTTCACAAAGAATAGACCCGCCGAGAGAGTTAAGCAGATCAATGCAGGCACGGGAGTACCGTTGGATTTTAAAGTAGAGTGGGTGTTTGCTTGCTTTAACGCACACGATCTTGAAAAAGAGATACACAAATACCTACAAACAATGGGGTTACGGGTTAATAAGAGGAAGGAATTCTTTTATATCACCCTTGATAAAGCAAAAGAGGTTATCACCGAGTTAGGAAAGCTATATAAGATGTAGTACTTAGAACAAAAACTCGGGGCAACTTCGCGCGTTTTGCGCGGCGGCTTACTTGTTTTCCCCTTCATTCCCTTGCAAAACTAAAAGAATTGCCTTTTTAGTAGTTTATTCGAATTTTTTTTAATACCTTAGTAATATAATAAGAAGAAAGAATAAAGGGTTAAATAAACCAATTAAATTTAATAAAATATTAATATACTAAAATAAAGGTATAATACTAACGGAATACTAATAATAAATTATAATATATATGAGAAATAAAAATTTAATAACTACTAAGTTAGAAAGAATAGAGTCGGAATTAAGGAAGCTTAATTTTTCTATAGGTCGTAATGAGAAGCGAGAAGCATATGCTAGTTTAGATACTACTAAGGAGCATATATCTAACATTAAAACATTACTTAATACCGAAACACAAGACTAATATGTTACAAGCAGAGCAGATTTCAAAGAATTATGAGAAGCACCTTAGAATAGTGGATAGCTATATAGAGGATGACCGTAAGCAATTAGTTCATGATATGTTAACTAAGTTAGGGGAGAACTATGTTATGTCTCCTGCTAGTGGTAAATCTTGGTATCATAATGCTTTCCCTGGAGGTTATGTAGATCATGTCAATAGGGTTGTAGAATATGCTCTAAAACAGAAGAGATTGTATTCTGATATGGGAGGTTCAGTAGACTTTACAGATGAGGAGTTGGTATTTTCTGCTCTCTTTCATGATTTAGGTAAGATAGGTGATGGAGATGCTCCTAACTATATTCCTCAGGATGATAAATGGAGGAGAGATAAACTCTCAGAGATATACACATTCAATGAGGATTTAGATTTTATGCTTATTCCAGATAGATCTCTATTTATACTCCAGAAATTCGGTATAAAAGTGAACCAGAAAGAGTTCTTAGCGATAAGATGTCACGATGGAGTATTTGATAAAGCTAATGAAGCTTATTTCTTCTCACATAGAGAATCTTCAAGACAAAAGACCTCTATAATATCAATACTACACGCTGCAGATTTCTTAGCTTCTAAGGTTGAGTACGATATCTGGAAGAGAAACGGTGGAGACTCCACTCCTAAAGTGAGTAAAACAGCATCTTCTACAGGAAAACAAGTTAAATCCTCGGAAGGGCTTACTAATCTACTAAAAAACATTTAAAACAATGGTAATTACAATAATAATACTCTCGCTAGTACTGGTAACAGCAGGAGTGGCGATTAAGAATCTAACAGTAAAAGTAGAGAAATACGAAGATATTACAGTAGATCAAACAGAATATCTCCAAAATATCTCTAAACTAATTACAGATTCACAAAAGCACCTAAAAGAACTTGATGATAAAGGAGTATTTCAAGGAGAGGATGAGGTCGGTTATTTTTTCGAACAAATGATGAACGTACAAAAAGAGCTAGATCGATATATGCTCCCTGATAATTATGGCAAGAAAGAAAAGCAGTAACAACTACTTTACAAAAGAAACAGAAAACTACATAGTAAAATATAATACCTCAGAGAATCAAGATTATAGGAATGATATCTTTACGAAACATATATACTATCCCTTCTACAAGCTAGCAGAGAACATTATACATACATTTAAGTTCTACTATACAGATGTAGATCAGATAGAAGACCTTAAACACGAGGTAGTCTCAATGCTTCTTGAAGAGAAAATAATGAAGTTTGATTCAACACACGGTGCAAAAGCATATTCCTATTTTGGAACAATAGTTAAGAGGTGGTTGATTAATTATAATAATAAAAACTACAAAAAATTAAAGCGGATAGGGTCTTTTGATGATATAGAAGAGTCTTACGAGAAACAGAAGGTAACTGACCTGAACGGATTAACGTTAAAACAGTTCTTAGATATATGGATTGCTAAAACGGATAATGAACTAGATACTTTATTTCCAAAATCTAGTGAAAAAAAGATAGCAGATGCTATACTAACAGTATTTAAAAGGAGGTATGATTTAGATATTTTTAAGAAAAAAGCATTATACATATATGTTAGAGAGATGACTGATTGCGAAACCCCCCACCTCACTAAAGTAGTTTCTAAACTTAAAACAGACTTTTACACCTTATACGAAGACTATAGCAGTAAGGATAGGTTAGCAATAAAGTAACAACAATCTATTTATAATAAAAGCAATGGAATCAGACAAGGAAATCTTTAGAGGTAAGAAATTATCAGAACTTTTCGGAGAGATATACGATAACTCTAAAGAGACAAAAGCCCAAGTACGAGGCCTTATCGGAGAATTAAAACCGCTTATTGAAAGTATCGGAGATGCAACCCTACTAGTCCCTATGATTAAAGAGTACATGGAGATAGGAGTAAAGAATGACGAACAGTTGATAAAACTTGCCACAGTAATTCAGAGATTTGAATCATTACAAGCAAAAGGAGGTGACGGAGATATGTTTGACCTACATTCAGAGTTACAGGATCTATTAGAGCAATCAGAAGAGGTTAAGGAAGTGATTAAAGAAAATCCAGAAGAGGAGTAAATGGGACAGTACAGCACTAACTATAACGCAACTCCCTACAACAGTAAAAGGAGTCCATCAGAAGGATCTAGTAGAACTTTCGGAAGAGTTCTAGACATAATACTAGACGAAACTCATCCGGAATATAGAAATAAAGGAGGAGCAAAAGCAATAAACGGAGTATTCTTTAGATACCAAGCTAATGCTATTACAGTAGCACCTGCTGATAACCGTACTTTTGCATACCACGGTAATTGCCAATTTAAAACAATACCAGTAGTAGGAGAGATAGTAGAAATAACCTCAGAACCAACCTCAAGCAAATCTGCACTTACACAGACTAAGACAAAGTACTACACTAAAATTGTAAACATATGGAATAACCCAAATTCTAATCCATACTTAGATGTGTATTCTAACGGAACACTAGATATTAGTAGCGGAGGAAATTTCATAGAAGAAGCAACAGTGAACCCTATAAAAGCTGCAGTAGGAGATGTACTAATAGAAGGTAGACAAGGACAGTCAATTAGAATAACAGGTGCCAAAGGAGTAGCAAACCCATTTATAGACGACAGTAACAACGGGGAACCGGTAATACTAATAAGCAACGGGCAAATAGAGACAGAGGAAGGATTTACCACAGTAAAAGAGGATGTGAATATAGACGATTCCTCACTATATTTTGTAGCAAACCACAGTATACCGCTAACACAAGCGAACTATAAGAGAAAATCATACAACAATCCTCCAACAACTGCTAACGAATATAAAGGTAACCAAGTAATACTAAACTCAGGTAGAATATTCTTTAACGCAAAGGAAAAAGACATATTACTATCTAGTATAGAATCCGTCGGAATAAACACAGAAGGATCGGTAAATATCGATGCAGAGACATACATATGCATAGACAGTCCAGAAATATACTTAGGAGAAAAAGCTCGAACTGCACAGGAATCTACTAGAGAACCTTTACTGCTCGGTAATCAAACAGAGAGGTTACTAGATATACTATTAGACACACTAGTATCTATGGCGAGAGATATGGCAAAAGCTAAAACGATAGACGGAAAACCTATCCCGTTAGTAAATAAAAGAGGTATACAGATGCAACCAGTACTGAAGACACTACAGAGACAGATAAACCCTACTGGACCTTCTAAACTAAAATCTAAAAAAGTATTTACCGAATAATGGCTATCAACACCTCACAACTCGCATTAATCGCAGCAACTCAACTAGGGAGATTGCAAGGAGAACTAGAGGCAAGAGCTCTATCTGAAGCTCTACTACTACTCGAAGAATTTTTAAATAAATGCCCGCAGATAGAAAGGTTAGAAAGTATAGTAGAGGTAAGAAATAATCTACTTAAAGTAGTAAACAGTTTTACAAAACAGACGGATAAGTATCAAAAACTAGCTAACTCACTAAAAACACCTATACAAGCCGCTAACATACTAATACAGCTCCTGAAAGTAGACCCAACACCTATTGCAATCGGAACTCCACCGCTTAAAGATTTTGGAGGATTGATAGCATCGAAAACAGCAGGTATGCAGAACACATCTGCCGAACTTCTCAGGAATACATCGAAAGTATTAGAATCACTAGAAGACGACGTCACTGCTATTGAAAACTTAGTAGGAGGAGTCAACCCAAGTTTAAACCAGGTTAGAGGTATATTAGAATCGATCAACGTAAATATAGGTAACTGCATAGATGATTACGCAAAAGAAGATAACGCAGATAAACAAGCATTAGCTAGACTAATACAGAAAGTACAACCAACAGCAATATTAAACGCAGGAGATTCAAACCTACCGCTAAACGAAACCACCTACAGAAACGCACAAGGAATCGACTACACCCTCTCTATAGTAACACAAACGGAAGGAGAAAGTGTAGCACCGAAAAGGTACGCTATAGCAAAAGACAGTATAGGAGTAGTAGTATTACGAGGAACAGCATCATTCAGCTCAGACACAGCAATACTACTAGATGAATTAAAATTTAGGTTAGATAATCAACTTGCATAACACAACTATTTATAATTATGAAACTAGACCAATTAAGGAAAGTCATACGAGAAGAAGTAAAGACAGCTATTAAAGAAGAGCTACAGGAGATAATGAACGAAGCCGTAAGAGCTGCTTCTGAACCAGAAAAACAAACGTTCTACGAAGAAACACCGTATACTGGTACAACGTCTAAAGATTCAGGAGATATAAGACCACATACAGCAAATTTGCAAGAATCTGGAGATCCTATAATGGATATATTAAACCAGACTCAAGCAAACATGACTTCAGGTAACTATAATACTCCCCCTCAACCAACCCATGACATGGTTAGTAAACCAAACTTTGCTTCTATGATGGCAAGTAATATGGGGATGAATGAGAATGCAGGACCTCTACCAGGTATAGACTTAAGTCAATTAGATTTTGTAAAAAAAGCAGGGAGTATATATAAAAAGTCGATAGAGTTAGATAAACAGAA